CGATTCATTGGAACTAACGTGCTCAATGAAGCCTTCCTTGAGCGATTCCCAGTGACCTTTGAGCAGGAGTATCCCACCGCTTCTGTAGAGACTAACATTCTCAAAAAGATTTGCTCTGACGAAAAGTTTTGCAAGCGTCTTGCTGACTGGGCAGACATCATCCGCAAGACCTTCAATGACGGTGGTATTGATGAAGTTATTAGCACCCGTCGTCTGGTTCACATTGTCAATGCTTACAACATCTTCAATGACAAAGAGAAAGCAATCAAGGTTTGTCTGAATCGTTTCGATGATGAAACCAAGCAGTCTTTCATTGAACTCTATGACAAAGTTGATGAGGACTTTGATCTGACTGTCACTGGTGAGCAAGTGAGTGTTGACCAGGAGTTGGGATCCTGATAGAATATGGGAAACTCTTGGTCTTTTTTATATGATGAACTGATTATGTCTGATGACACTCACTCTTTTAATCTTGATATGACTAACAACAATCCCAATCGTTTTAAGTACAGTGAGGAAGAACTCCTCAAAGAACTGAAAGATTATATCTCTGCAACTTATAACGCACACTATTCTGCTGGCAATGATTCTATTCAAACGCTAGACTTGATTGAGGCATGTGGTGACGCTGAAGCATTCTGCCGAAGCAACATTCTCAAGTATGCCTCTCGTTATGATAAGAAAGGCACTGCCCGTCGTGATATCATTAAGATCCTTCACTATGGACTGCTTCTTCTTCACTTCTCCGATAAATCTTCCGAGCGTGAAACATACAACCAATGAAACTGAAAGAAAAAACTATGACTATGAAACTGTCGGAAAAGACCCTCTCCCTTCTGAAGAACTTTTCTAACATCAATCAATCCATCGTGTTCAAGAGTGGTAACTCTCTCCGCACAATTTCTTTGATGAAGAACATTCTGGCAGAGGCAGAACTGGAAGAAAGTATTCCTCAAGACTTTGCCATCTATGACCTCAATCAGTTTCTGAATGGTCTTTCTCTGCACCAGAATCCTGAACTGGACTTTGCCAATGACGGATACGTGGTGATCCGAGAAGGTAAGATGCGATCCAAGTATTTCTTCGCTGATCCTGGTGTCATCACCACTCCTCCAGACAAGGACATTGCACTTCCCAGTGAAGATGTTTGCTTTGAGTTGAAGACACAGGATTTGGTCGCACTTCAGAAGGCAGCTGCAGTTTATCAACTTCCTGATATGTCTGTGGTTGGTGAGAATGGAGTTGTCAAACTTCTTGTCCGCGATAAGAAGAATGAGACTTCTAATGATTTCTCTGTGATTGTTGGTGAAACTGATTCGGTATTCTCCTTCAACTTCAAAGTTGAGAACATCAAGATTCTTCCTGGAACTTATGAGGTTGTGGTCTCTCGTAAACTTCTGTCGCGCTTCCAAAGCACCGATCGCGATCTGGTCTATTATATTGCTCTAGAACCCGATTCCACATTTGAGGATGCATGAACGCAAATAGATTGCGTGTCGTAGGAAGTGCCAGTTTATTGATTGGTTACTTCCTTCTTTTGTATTTGGACGTTAGAATAGGGTGTACGTTCAGATTGATTGGTGGTCTAATGATGATTCCATTTGCCATCTCAATCAAAACCTGGGATGTCGTTGGTCTTCAAACATTTTTTGCGGTGATTGATGCATCCAAGATTATTCAACTTTCGTTATGAACATCTTTGTTACTGATCCCGATCCTTGGCAGTCTGCACGAGTTCTCCCCGATAAGCACATTGTCAAGATGCCCTTAGAGACCTGTCAGATGCTTGCTATCGTATGCTCTGACAAATGGGGTCATGGTTTTGGTACTCTTCCTAGGGCAGATGGAACTCCCTATGCTACTGAGAAAGGTGCTTTCCGCAATCATCCCTGTACTATCTGGGCAAACGATTTCGTGATGAACTGGAACTGGTTGCTTGCTCATGGGTTTGCCCTCTGTGCAGAGTATTCTGCCCGCTACGGCAAGGTCCACACCTGCCTCCAGACTCTGAATGCTGCAAGGGAGATACTGCCCACAGGAGACCCCACAGGGCGCTCTGGTAAGGGTCCTAAACCGTTTGTCTTTGCTGGACCTGATGAGTTTAAACTGGATACGTCAATAGACATCTATGACAAATACAAGATGTATATTGCATCTAAACCTTGGGTGAAGGATAACTATCTTAAACTTCCACACCGCAAACCTGATTGGGTATGAGGACAACACTAACTATTGATGATGATGGTGTATTGACCTTTCCCCCAGAACTACTAGAAGTTACTGGATGGAAAGAAGGTGATATGCTAGAATGGATTGACCGTAAAGACGGATCTTTTGAACTAAGGAAAACTAATGAGTCGTGATGAATTTCTTTGGGTCGAAAAGTATCGCCCCAAAACTATTGAAGAATGTATTCTCCCTGATAGTATCAAGAAAACCTTTCAAGAGTTTGTTGATCGGGGAGAAGTCCCAAACATGCTGCTTTCTGGTCCTCCTGGTGTAGGAAAGACCACAGTAGCAAAAGCACTGTGTACTGAACTTGGAGCAGATTATTATGTCATCAACGGATCCGATGAAGGACGGTTCCTGGATACTGTCCGAAACAATGCGAAGAATTTCGCTTCGACCGTTTCACTTTCATCAACTGCAAAACACAAAGTCATCATCATTGATGAGGCAGATAACACGACCCATGATGTACAACTCCTCCTACGGGCTTCTGTTGAGGAGTTTAATCGCAACTGCAGGTTTATCTTTACCTGCAACTACAAAAACAAAATCATCGAACCTCTCCACTCCCGATGCGCGGTGGTCGAGTTCGGAATTAAATCCAAAGACAAACCTGGAATCGCAGCAAAGTTCTTCCAGCGTATCAGGACTATTCTTGAGACAGAGAGTGTCGAATATGATCCAAAAGTCCTCGTCGAACTTATCAACAAACACTTCCCCGACTGGCGACGTGTTCTCAACGAGTGTCAAAGATACTCCGTGGGTGGTAAGATTGATACGGGAATTCTCGCGTCGTTCTCGGACGTTTCGGTAAATGACCTCATCAAAAACCTCAAGGAAAAAAACTTTCCAGAAGTACGTAAATGGTGTGTCAATAACCTGGACAATGATCCTAGTGTACTACTGCGTCGTGTTTACGATGCTCTTCCTGACGCCGTTGACGGTCCTTCTCTTGCTGCTGCCGTGCTCATTATTGCTAAGTACCAGTATCAGATTGCATTTGTCGCAGATCAAGAAATCAATCTCCTCGCGGCACTAACTGAAATTATGGTGGAGTGTAACTTTAAATGATTAGTCAAAAAGAACTCAAGCATCATCGTCTCCAAGCGTGGTT